GTTCCTGTTACTGCTGGTGCGGAAGCTGATCCATCAACCCCAGAAATACCAGTAGTGCCGTTAATGTTTAAACCCATAAGATTACCCCACTATTGTCCATGAACTACCAGCAGGGATAGTTACTGTTTTGCCACTATTAATAGTGATCTCACCAAAACTACCCGCTCCCCTGGCAGCAGTAATTGTATAGTCATGGGTTACTGCTAATTGGTTTTCCCAGAAAACAGCATTTGCCCCACCATCACCACCAGTTGCACCGCCACCAGCACCGCCTATAGCTCCCCATGCACCATCGGCATATCCTTCAAATTCATTGGAGTTGGTATTGTATCTGAATTGGCCGTTTGCTGCTGCTGGCTGACCAGATTGACCAGGCTGTTGTGCATTTGTCCCAGATGGTACTAACAAAAATCCGTTCCCAGACATTGTTACGTTGCCAGTTAGTGTAGGGCTGGCAGCAGTCGCAAGTCCCCCGTTAGCAACACCTAAACTAAATATTGTTATCCATGCGTTATTAGCAGCATTCCTTTGTTTTAATACGTTATTTGTAGTATCAGCCCAAAACATATAAGCATATTTAGTACTAGGCTCAGATGAATTAGAACTTAATGCTACTAAAGCTGCTAATGCACCATTTATATCTGATCTAACTGCACTTCCTGTCCCATTCGCAATATCCATATCGTGAATTGGAGGACTCATTATTATTCCGTAGTAATATTAATACTTACAATATACTATAAACCTTTTCCATAGCCAACTGCATTATATAAAAAGTTTCTATTTATTATTGTTCCGTTTGATTGTTTAAATGTTACCTGGAAAGAACTACCAGTAATCGTACCAACTTCAAAATAATCACCACTCGCCATGTTCATAGCTGTTATCCCTACGCTTGGTAAATAGGCTGTAGCACCGCCCAACGCAGCAGTACCAGTAAAGAATGCCTTATCAAAAGTAACGGTCTTAGTGGCTGCTCCAGAAGCTATTGTGCCGTTGCTACTTTCTGATCTTTTTTGCATAGAAGCAGTAAAACCTAATTCATCAACAAGAATATTTTCGTCAACATCAGTAGAGGTTAATTTTGTGCGGAATTGATAACCTCTGCCTTTAAATGTTCCGTTTATAAATGGTTGCCATGCACTCCATGTTGCACTCCCACTTGCAGGATCATCATTAGTTGATCTAAGTTCTAAAACTGCATTTACATTATTAATAATTCCACCATCCCAATCATCCCATGTGTCACATAAAGCTGTTCTGTTATCAATTAAATCTGATGCTAAAAATCCTCTAGTAACAAATCTACGTTCTAAATCCAAAGCAAAAGCATTTCCAAGATCAACAGAATTTATAAAGTTATAAGTTGCTAACGGTTTTACATCACCAAAGAAATCAAAATTAGCTATTGCATCAACATCAGTTATTGCATCAAAAGAATTACCACCATCAATTACTAAGGCATCATATTCATCACTATAAAAACAATCTGTTTTGACACCTTGAAATGGTGGAGAATCTGTATCTTCTCTTCTTACAAGTACAGGTAATTTACCAATAGGATCTGGTGGATCAATAATAACGCTTGTAGCACTACTGACTCGACCTCCTGAGTCTTCAAATGCAACTAAAACTTCACCAGCAACCATTGGAATAATTGCCTCTGTCTGTACACCACTTTTTGCGGGTATTAATTCAACTGAGTTATTCCATGTTCCACTACCATCAGTTAAACTTGAATGCTTTATATTTACTTTTCCACCTAATTTAACGTCAAGTTCTGTTGTTATATCCCATCTTAATCTTCCACTATTTTGATTTATTGTTTCAAAACTAAGATTTGATGGAGCAGCAGGAACGGCTGTTTTTCCAACTGCCTTAAATTCTAATGTTGCAGGAGTAGCAGAAGGTTCAAATAACGCATTTAAAGAAACAATTCTAAAATCATAAACACCAGCAGTAGTATCCAATATTTCTAGTTCAGTACTGCTAACTCTAGTTCTTTCGTAATTATTTTCTCCTTTTCTAAAATGAACTTCATAAGCACTAGCACCTTTAACGGAAGCCCATGAAAATATAATTTTTGTTTTTGCCTGTTGTTTCTCTTCATAAAACCTTTCAACAGCATTTAAACTTTCTGGTGCATCTAATATCGCATTTAAAATACTTACATTTCTAACAGGTAAAGCAGTTCCGTCTTCTACATAAGCAAATTTTCCAGAATTATAAGATAAAGCTGTAATTCCATAAGTAGTCTTATCTTCTTTTACATGAACAACTCGCCATTGTGTTGTTTGAACAGTATCGTTTTGTAAAATCCAGACAGAATTAGCATTTGGAGCAGATGAAAAAGCAGAATCTAAAGTAATAACAGCCCCAGAAATACCAGAAACATTTTTAGTTTCTACAGAACCATCAGGTAAAACAACAGATAAAGTTGGATTGTTTGTAGAGTCAAGGTCAGTCGCATCAGTATTATCAACCGTTACCGTTGTTGTGGTTGCAGAATTTATCCGACCACCTCTTCTTAAACCAGCTTTTAATGGATCTGCAATCTCAATAACTTGTCCAGGTCTTACTAAAACACCAGCATCTATTGAAGTTGTAAAAGAAACTGTTTCTGTTGCATTTTGCTCTTCATATAATAACCATCTACCCATACGAGCAGCTTGATTACGGCTTGTGCAACCAAATGCTTGAATCTGCTTATGAATTACACCGTACTTAGCTTCAGCAACACTATCAGTAATAGTTTCATAATCTTTTTCTTGATTGGTCATATCAAAATAACCAACTGATACAGAAGTGGATCTAGTTTTTAATGAACTACCACTATAGTTAAATCCATCTTTAGAAATATTTGACAAGGTAAACAAATAAGAACTGGTCTTAGGAGAGTCTTGGTTAATAGTTAAAGAACCAGCAGTCCAATATGGCATAGTTCTCATTACAGAACAGAGTTCATTTATTACCTTAAAAGCATCAGACCTTTGTTGGATTAGTGCATTACAACTAAATCTAGGCTCTGTCGAACCTGTACCAGAACCATCATCAACTTGTGCCGAACAATATTGTGAAGCACTATAAAAAGCAAACTTATCAATATGAGCAGCTTTTACATGATCGCCTAATCCCCATCTACTGTTTATTAATAATTCGTGTAATAACCAGGCAGGGTCACTACACCATTCATTTGTAGCTTTAAACGTACCATTCCAAGTCCCTGTATATGTAATAGAGCCATCAGATTGAACAGTACCGTTACTAGGTATTGGAATTTTAATACCACGCAATTTATACATTCTTGCTGGTACTGAAGGAAACTGTTCAGAGTCAAACCTTAAACCAGCATGAGCTATGTTTGGATAAGGTCTTTGCTCATCAATTATTTCTGTATAAGAAGTCCAACTAAAAGCATTTTGTAATTTAGAATCTGTACTATCTGCTGTTATACGAGTAACTCTTACTGTTATAGGAAAAACAATACTGCTATTAAGATTTATACGATAATCTCTCGAATAAGCATTGTTAGAGCGACCAATTACTTTGTCTGTTATTGGTGTTGTAACAGTTCCATTATTTTGAATAATTTCTACTTTTAGATCTACAGTTGTACCGTCAATATCGCCTTCATCAGTAAATAGTTGTAGTGCTGGAAATTGAACAGTAACCCTAACGGCATCAACATTAGTATTTGTTATTGTCCTAGAAATAGGAGTAGCTTGCTCTACTGTTACACCAACATTATATTCTGATTCGATATTTGCAATGCCAGGAATAAAAGTTTGATTTGCAGTACCAAATCTAGGTTCAAAAGCAATATTACGAAAATTAAAATCAGTATCTTGTGGATTTGCTGGATTGGCAGTAGAACGTAAGACAGGAGTACCTGTTAAATAAACATCTTTTAAAGCAGCATTATTGTAAGTTGTAGTTCCTTTTGTATAACCAACAGCAGAAGGAAACCCTTCAATTTCACCTTCTGAAAGTACATCTACAATTGTTAAATGTTGGGTACTATTTAAAGTTTCATTTTCGCTAAAAAATTGATGCCCTAAAAAAGTGGTAGGTTCTCTATTGCCCCCACTAAAAGTCGCAGTTGCCATTTAAGCATCCCCCTCTAACTGGACAGTATCTATACCAGCAGATACCACCACAGAACCTACAAACACCTCTCCAAAAATTAAAGGTATGGCAGTTCCCGCCCGACTTGTATTTTGTACGCCATTAAATGAAAAGTTTGTAGCTTGTGGTTGTTCTGCTAAAGAAGGATTTTCGGGTACTGGAGTAAGCATTTCGGACACTCCATTTAATGCCAACATAAGACCAGCAGTTTTCATTACCGTTGCAACCGTAGTAGTTACACCAAATGCACCAATACTTCCTCCAAAAAAGGCAGGAGCTAAATAAGGGGCAGCAATTAAAGCAGCACCAGCAATTACTTTTCCTACGGTGCTATTAAATACATCTTTAATCCAACCAAAAATCGCACCACCTACTAACGGTATAATTTTTATTTCTTGATTACCGCTAGGATCTACTAATTCTTTTTCTTCTAAATCATAATCTCCAACTTTAACTTTGTAATATTGATCTTTCATATTATCTTCTAACGCTGGAAAGTTTACTAATAAAAACTTCATAGCGTCTGCTGCACTAGCAATGTCAGCTTTAAATTCCTTTTTTCCTAAAAATTTAGCTAAAGAACCATAAACTTTAATTGTTTTTAAATTAGTACTCATACGCAACAGCAATAGCTACTTCTAATATAAACCATTTACTGAGGTTGCAACTGTGTCCATTCTTCCGTTTTTGGATTTACGATATACCAAGTCAACCCTGTTGTATTACAACCAACAACATCAGCTTCGCTAGGACTTGTAGAACCTTGGGTATGACTATGGATAATAGCTTGCAAGTCCCCTGAGTCCTCTGCCTCTATCCAATCATTAGGATCAATTACAAAACAATCAATATTATTTGTACATATATTTTTACACGCCCAATATTTGTTTTTATTTTTTATTTTTACTAACAAACCACAAGATTCAGAAGGATCACATTCTTTAGCGTGATCTAAAGCATCTTTTTTCCACTTAATCATACAAACGTACCAATACCAGGAAATATATCTCTAGTACAAATACGTTTTGGTACTTTTACGTTAACTAAATCAAAAGCAGCAACACATTCCCACTCAACCATATTTCTATTCTCAACAGTCTTACGATCAAGATAATAAATCTCTTCTGGCATAGCTGCTGTAGGGTCTGGTGTCCCTAAATTATTTGTATTATTAGGAAAATTAGCATTATCTAAATAACGTGCCAAAGTTCTTATTCTTGTTAATTTTGCTCCATTTAAATCATTACCAGGAGTTGTTTGATTTACATCCAAAAGTAATGCAGTAAAGGTACTGAGCATATTACTAATACGCAATTTTGGTCTTGGTAAGGTTGTAGAAGTGCCATTAAATTCAAAACCAGTTACTTCAACAGGAAATTTAGAATAAGTATTACCAGCCCAAACAACAGCACCAAACGTATTAAGATTTGCTCCACTATGAAACCTATAAACTGTAGATGATCCATGTAAGGTGGCATCTAAAGACAAGGTAAATAATTCAATTAAAGAACTAGGAGAAACTTTTTGTAGTTCTGATACTGGTATTGCCATTTAAGGTTCTGCTATTTGTACAAAAGTAGCTCTTATTGAGTTTTTATTAGAAGAAGTAAAATCTACATTCCAATCTGCACAAGTCCATTTAAGAGCATTACCAAAAGGATCAGTCCAATCAAAAGATTCACTACCTTTTCTTGCTTCTAAAAAGGCAATAATATTATTTCTTTCGGTATCATCACGATTATCAAAAACTAAATTCCAAGCTTTTAAATCTGGATTAAGACCATAAGAAACAGATTGACGATAACCATCACCAAATTCAATAGTGTTTACTCTCGGCTTACTCATTTGAGAAGCAGGAAAACTAGGAGTGTATGTAAAAGTAGCCATAATTAAGAACTAAGAAGACCTCCAGGACGTTTTTGATCTATTATTTCTGCTTGTATGGCAGCAGCTAAGACCTGACCAAATTGTCTTGATTGTTCTTCATCACCTTCAACAGAAGTACCAGAAGCATCAACAGAAACATTAACAACGGTAGAGCCACCTCCACCACCTTCTACACCAAGTCTTCCACCTTTACCACGTTTTAGAGGAAGTATAGCTTCAGCACCAGCCTCGCCCATTAAGCCAATTCCATTCTTAAAAGGAAAAACGGTGGGTTTATCTACAATGCCACCTCTAGCAAATTTCTGAATACCATTAGCTGCAAATACATTACCTTTGGCACTACCAAATATATTAGGGAAGATACCACCTAAAAATCCTGTGAGAGGTTTCATTATTGTTTGCTGTATTGCAATACGAGTTAAATCTTTAATGATAGACCTTGCCAAGTCCTTAAATGCAAATTTTCCTGTCTGTACAAAATTAACTAAAGTATCTTCTAATTTTTGGAAGGCATTACCAACAGTTTTTGACATAGCCCCTGCTACATCTTCTAAACCTTCTTTGTATTTAGCAAACCCTTGTCTTGCACCTTCTAAAAAGTCATCTAGTTTTCCTTTTGCAGTATCTAAACCATCAGTAATACCACCTTTGTCATCTTTAAATATCTTTGGATCAATAGGTTTACTTTCAAATGTTTTTACAATGTTATCAATTCTAGTTTCAAAATCTTTAGCAGTTGTATCGCCAGTTTTTACTAATAACTCTTTATATCTCTTATTAATAGCATCCCAAGCTTCATTATTACCAAACAACTGTGCTTGATTTATACCCATTTCTGCTTTTATTTCGTCTATTGCTTTTTTTCTAATATCTAATAAATTACCTCCTGCTTGCTGGACATCACTTTCAAGTGCCTTTGTATTTAGCAAATTACCAGTAAACTTTGCAATACGTTTTAAAGTATTAATAATAAATTTAAATACACCACCAAATATTCTATTTATATCTTCAGCAAGATTTACAAATAAAGTTTTAATATCTTCAACAACTATTATTGTTATTGCAATCCATCTCTTAAACTGCTCTCGGTTATTATTAACAAAAGAAACAATTCTTGTTAATGAGTCTTGGAATCCAGCCCCAAGAGTTAAGAAGAAATTACCATAATTCTCTTTAGCAGTATCTAAAGCAAGCTTTAATCTTGCACCAGCTTTTTCTGGTGACTCACCAATAACTCTTGCAATTTCATCATAATCTTGTACGTTTTTCTCAGTAAATTTAACAAAATCAGCAATCGTTACACGACCTTGTTCAAAATCTTTAGCTAATTCTGGTAATGACCTACCTGTAGCAGCAGCAAACTTAGCAACGGCTCCTGGAAGGCGTTCACCAATTTGACCCTGCATTTCTTCAGCCGTCACCTTACCTTTGGACAATACCTGAGTAGTTGCTCTTATGATTGCCTGTAAATCTGCCTGACTACCACCATAAGCTACACCAGCAGCAACAACACCTCTAAATACACTCTCAGTTTGTTCAAGAGTTAAATTATTTGCACTTGCAGCAGCAGAAATTTTAGCGTAACCATCTAATGTGTCTAATAAATCAACTGTATAATCTTGGCTTACTTGTCTTGCTACTTTTAATGAATGATTATATTCTTCTTGGTTTCTACTAGCAGAAGCTAACGTAATTTTTGCCAAGTTTAACTCTGCTGCATATTCAGCGACACCAGAAGCAGCTTTTCTTACTTGACCTACAGCTAAACCAACTCCAACACCAGGTAAACCACCAACAAGTCCACCAACAGCAGCTTCGGGACTAACTAAAGCAGAACCAGCAGCCAAGCCCACTCTCTGGCCAACACCTCTAGTAAAATTACCAAATCTTGTGCTAGCACCTTTCCCGCTTTTGCCTGATTTCGCTAATGCTGCTTCTGCCTTATTTATATCTCTTGTTAATTCACGATATTCTTTACTTGTCATGTCAACATTGGCTCTTAATTCCCTAAAAATATTAATCGAGTCCCTTAATTCGTTTTCTGTTCTATTTGTTGCATTAGCTAAAACTCTAGTTTCTTTAGCCAAAAAACTTATATCACTAGCAGATTGTTTTGCTTGTTTTCCAAGAGTTTGAGCAGATCTTTTTAACCTTTGTACTTCTGCACCACCTTCAACAATGGCTTGAATCCTAAGTGTAGTTTCTGATTGAGCCATATTAATCGTCCTTCTTGTTAAACAGCCTTATCGCTTGTGCTTCCATAGTACGAATACCTTCAAACATAAAAGTACAATCTTTTACTAAGTATAGTTTACATAACCAATTAAGCGACTCATATTTTAAACCAATTACACCATTCATTGAAACATTCCATTGAGTCTGCATACGCAGGAACATCATTACGACATCCCAATTATCGTCAAATACTTCAAAATCTTCTTGTTTTTTCTTTGGCATTTTAATTCCCATAACAAGAGCATCTTCGTAAGCGTCATCAACTTGGCTACCGCCATTAAACCAATATTCGGTAGCCTCTTCTAGTTTTTTGAGCCAGCCCCCTCAAGTGATTCAAGATAACCTTTTACTACACCTCTAGCCCAATAAGGATCATCAATAAATTCCTTTTTGTTTGATGTGGTGCAAGTAATGGCAGTACCATCTTCTTCTTCAATACCTTCCCAACCAACTAATACTGCTTCTAATAAATCAGCATCACCTTTGTTAGATAATTTCTTGATTTGAGAAGTAGAAATCTTTTTAAATGTACAAGTAAATTCTTGTAAATCAAAAGTATTAGAACCATCTTCAGAAGGAGATTCGATAGTAACTTTCCACTTGTAGGAAGAAACTTTCTTGCGAATGTATGCCATTAATTAATAATTAGTATTCATACGCAATAATACTAAGCTTGTCAACAGAAAACAAGCTTTACTTCATCATTTCCTGTCGCACTTGGAGTAGGAACAAATGGTAAGTTCAACATCTGAATACCTTGGTCATCAGAATATGTTGGGTTTCCTATGTCACAAACAGGAGCTAAGACAGAAACTATATTTCCTGCTGTTGTTCCATGCTGGAAACAAATCTTTCCTGTTGTATCAGCATTAGCAATAGTGAAGAAGTCCTTCTGAGCCATTGTGGGAGCTTCTAAGACGGCTGTTCCACTTGGTGTTCTATTGGTAAGCAAAACAGACTTATCAGCCCCTACAAGTTCTCTGTAAACGATCTCATTAGCCATGTCCATTG